GTACGTTTCCATACACTGTAATCCCAAACATGTTGGCAGCATCTGCTACCGAACAAGTGGACATAACTAACATGAAAGGTCCCGAGGAATCCCTGCTTGGTCAGCAGAGAGCCTTGGGGCCGGATATAGGTCTCCATGAGCGACCTGCCGTGCATCAGCGTGATGCAGCGGACTTAAGAGCTCTTGCCATGATACGAGGGTTCCTTGCTGTTCTGCAAGACCACTCGTGTTCGGAATCTGTGAAAGATTCGTTCAAAGCACAAGCTACTGCCTATCTGACGTGTCCGTCTGAGGCAGTTTTCTGGGAGCGGGCCAAGTATATCACTTGTTGGCCCATGGCGCAGTACATTCCGCGCACCACCCCCCCTAAAGTACCGGACCAGGTTTGGAAACCTAGCGGGCAATGGGGAGCATGGATGAAGGCGCGGCTCTCGCGCTTCAAGAAGGATAACACACATCTGTGGTATTCCTGGTTACAGTGTAAGCGATCAGCTCTGCCGCTGTCAATGGATCAAGTACTTAAAACATACGAGAAACATCGGACGGCCATGGGTGGTATCGACCCAATCACTGAACTCATCCTGGGTGAGCAACTCCTGGTTTTGGAGCCTGTTTTGGACGAGATCTCCGGTAAGCTGATGAAGCGCCGGCAGGTTTTGGACGAAGAATTCGGAGAACCAGTCTGGGAATATGAAATGCCCTGGGGAGAATTGCGAACCAACGCAAACGTCCCGCAGGCGACATTTACCTATGACGGCATCGAGATGCCACTCCGTGTGCCCCAACAGCATGTCGCGTCCACACGCGCTTGCTATGAAAATAGCCGTAAGTACGGCGGACAACTCGCTTCGATCGCGGGTGAGGTGAAGATGCGTCACACCGAGGTTCAGAACCTCGTGTGGTGCAACCCACTCAACCCTACCGCCTACCGGCGGGATCCCGAGCTTGTCAGGATGACATTCTTCCACAAGGTCCTCGTACGAGGCGTCATCCGTCACAACATTGTGTTGGAGGAGTTTGGATACCCCTCTGGTGAGGTCATGTGGTACGACCATGTGCAGCGAACCTTCGCTACCTTCACCGGACCGGCGCCGCTCAAGGCGACCATCCAAGCTGTTCTAGAACCCCTCAAGGTCCGAGTGATCTCTAAGGGGAACGCTATACCCTATTATGGCTCTAGAAATCTCCAACGAGGACTCCACGATATCCTCCGTGACATGCCGTGCTTCAGGTTGATCGGCAGGCCTCTTCAGGCTTGTGACCTTATGGACATTGCGAACTACCCTCTCATCACCGATGCGGAGGAACAGAAGTTCGAATGGTTCTCGATCGACTATAGTGCCGCCACAGATGGGCTTTCGGCTAAGCTCTCTGCTGCGATACTCAACCGTCTCATTCGGGACATGGACTCACATCAAGCTGAGGTCTGGAGAAAGGTACTTGCACCGCACATGTGTGAGTATCCTGAAGTGGATGGGGTCACAGTTGACCCTGTTCAACAGACCAATGGACAGCTTATGGGTTCTGTTCTCTCTTTTCCGATTTTGTGCCTAGCAAATCTCGGGGTCTATCTCAGCGTGTGCCAACGCATGGGAGATGACCGTACCTTGAAAGAGAAGTGCGCAGGTGTCCTCATCAACGGGGATGACATGTTGTATGTGGCTCCAGAAACAGTCTGGCCCGTACACTGCGAACTCAGTGAGGCGGTGGGTCTCAAAATGAGCCCTGGAAAGGCTTATCACCACCATACATATGCCAATGCGAACTCAGCATGCTACCATTATGATCTCCGAAAAGCGTGGAAACGCGATTCACCCTACCGCCATGGCGAGGGTGTCTGGGGGACAGAAGCTGGCAGGAGGCTGACCTGTGAAAGGTCAACCCCTCGGTATATCCCATTCCTTAACACGGGGCTGTTCTTCGGACAGAACAAGGTGTTAGGAGGGCAAGGGGACGATGGAGACGTCGAAGAGTCCAGCAGATGTTCAGTGATCAACAGATTGCTCGAAGGTGCCAAGCGCCCTGCTGATGTGCTCAAGATGTACCTCAACCGTTTCAAAGGCGAGATAGAGAATGAATGCGCTGGTCGCAATCTCTTCCTCGATACATCCCTTGGTGGACTTGGTGTGAACCGACCTGATGGTTTCAAGACGAAGATCACTCTGTTCCAACGCATTTATGCGGACAGATTGGTGCGGTCAGATCCCTATCTGACAGTCTCAGCAAGACCATTAGCTCAACCAGAGCTCACATTCAGTGAAGCGCCCGCTGCGCTTCGTGCTCCTTGGCTGGCCAACCAGTACTACGATTCAGAAACGGATGCCGTTTGTTCCGAAAAGAAGCTTTACTCGTTTGATAAGAACGCAGAGAAGTCGAAAATCTTGACGGAGCTCAAGAGTGCTCAACGACTTAAGTTGCAGTACCGCGGCCTCACGACTGGTATCAAGTATCCAGCAGTTAGGACATCAGTTCTTCAGCGCCGAGTGCGTAGGACTGAGGTGAATCCTGACTTCAATAGAAGGACATGGCGCGATCGCGCCACTGAAGCCTTGCAGGCATCGTTCCAAGAACCTCTCATAGACCTCTGTTCGGGTCTTCACGAGTACTACTATCAAAGGTGGGAAAGTGGATGGGAGGAACTTCCGGAGTTGGACCGGTTTGCGACAGAGATGTTGCGAGCTAGGCCCTCGGTGTTGTTGCAGTAGGCACGTGTCATCCACACGTTTCAAGAGGATCGGGCGACGACCCAGAAATCACTGCCGAGTGCAGGGGAAAACGGGCGCCGGGGATCTAGGCGCAATAGCAAATATAGACAACATGGATCCAACCAAAGTACAGATACTGATTGGTATGTATGAGCCCCCACGTGGAGTATGTGAACTCTGCCAGCAGCCCCTGAAACAGGGTGGCTGTCGATATGTCCTTTCCGAGAAGGTGGACTATCGCCCCGCAACGCGCGAGGTGGTACTAGAGTACGTGCTCTGCATGGGGATCCATCACAAAGGGTGCCACAAGGCCCGTCGGGCGGAGGAATTCCTTGCACAGCAAGCGATGGCCTCCCCTGAATGTGATATCTCAGACATGCAAGGATGGAAAGTATATGCTCATTCCGAGTGACTTGAACCATGAACCCTGTCATCCCTCGACGTTAAATTGGGCGCATTCGATAGCGACATCATGATCCGGACCCTCCGGATGACAGGTCTAATTTTCCTAACGCGGTGTGCGCGGGGATCCTGTCCAAACAAGGGGATCGCCAATTGAGGCGGTTTGGGGTCTGCGGACATAGACTCTCCAAAACGGTACCACAGCTTGTTAATTATCAGGCGTGGCGCAGGATTGTGTCTTACCCTCCAAGGGACAAAGGGACACATTCTCAAAATTCCGTACAAAGGTGTGTGGCAAACTTACAGGAAGATAGTACTGTACAGGCCAGTGGATAACACTAGATATTGTCGAGAGACTGCACGGATTGGCAGGTGACCTCAGCGATCAGCAATTAGCG